TCATCCGCACATACAACCCAGCCGGGCTGAGGCAGCGTTCTCGTGTCATCAGGATTGACGGAGTGGGTGTGGCGACATGACCACGGATGTCACCTTCGGCCCGTACCAGGTCGCAGAGTGGTTTCTTGCGGCGTCGCTCGGCGATCTCGCTGCGTGTGGATCTGATCCGATTACGACGGCATATGTTGGCGCTGGTCTTGCACCGTGGGACGATTGTTGTGGCCAGCTTGTCGTGACACCGGAGTCCATGTTTCGGTCGTCGGCGTTCCCGGCCGAGTCGGCGACGGATGACCATTGCGACGGGGCGACGATCGCAATCGGCATCGTGGCGACTTTGGTGCGTTGTGTTCCGACATTGTCCGACTCCGGTAAGGCTCCGTCGGCTGAGCAGATCAACGTGGCGCACAAGAAAGTGTTGGATGATGCTGCGATCATGTGGCGTGCGTTCACGTCGCCGATGCCGGTGGAGAACGAGTGGGATCGGGCACAGGTCCGGCAGGTCATTATTGACACGACGGGCGGGTGCGTTGCGATTGAGACTCGCTGCATTATTGGCGTCGAGTCTTCTCGCTGGTGTGTGAACTGCTCATGACTGTTGTTCAGGTCCGGCTCGACTCGCCCGAGCTGGCGCAGCTCTTGTCATCGCCGACCGGCCCGGTCGGCCAGGATCTTGTCCGGCGTTTGCAGCGAGTCACGAACAAGGCGCGCACGTTGGCTCCTGTTGACACCGGCAATCTTCGAGGCTCGATCGACTGGGAAGTTCTCAAACGTGGGAACCAGTTGGTCGGTGTTGTCGGGACGAATGCGCCGTATGCGCTTTACATCGAGAAGGGCACCAGATACATGGCCCCTCGCTCATTCCTGAAAGATGCGTTGTCGGCTGCCCGTTTCTAGCCCCTGAGACGGCGCTATATGCCCGTCTAAGCGCTTCAAGCCGGTATTCGCCGCCGTTGCCCCGGTCGGGATGGTTGGCTTCTTAGATCGCACCGACTACTGTCGGGGTTCATGGCACTTTCAAGCAAGAACCTCCAAGCACTCAATCGGGCGAAGGAAAGGATCGCTGAGTCGGCGATCGTCCTCGAACGCACATACTGGGAGTCGGAGTTCACATTCAGGTTTCGGCCGGTGCTCACGATGCCCGCCCTGGAGGTCATCTCAAAGATTCAGGCTTCGACCGGCGACGACGTGATGGCGCAGACCGGCAACGTGAAAGACCTGTTGATACTGATGGCGCTCGACGACGAGACGGAGGAGCTAATCGACATGCTCATCGTCGAAGGCACTTTGGACATCACGTCGATGATCGCTTTGCAAGCCGATGTGGTTTCTGCTGCCGCAGCGCGCCCTACCGTGAGGTCGTCGTCATTAGCGGATGGATCGCTCTCCAGTGGTCCAGCTTCGACGGCCTCTGCACAGCCCGAGGAATCGACGCTGCCGCTCTGAGTCTCGACCGGCTGCTGAATCTGTTTCTTGCGATCGCATATGAGCGTGCCGACGCCGAGATCATCGAGGCGATCGACGATGCGTTGATGCCGCCGAATCAGATCGACTCGTTGACTGGCTTGCCGTTCGGTTGGGATGAGGAAGACGAACTCGAAGGACTCGGATCGCTGCTTACAACGGCGCTCCCGGTCGGCGACGCTTCTCCGAAGTAGGCTGCGAGGATGGCTGGTCCTATCGCTGTTGCGACAATCGAGATTGTTCCAGAGCTTGCTACGTTCAATTCTGGAATCAAGGAAGCGTTCTCGAAAGCACAAAGCCAGGCGGCGAAGGCTGGCGAAGATATTGAGGACTCTTTCGGTGAGGCTGCCCGACAGTCAATTGACGAGTTCCAAAAGTTCAACACCGGCACATTCAAGGATGCAACGGTCGGCGCTGATCGGGCTGGCGAGCAGATCGAGGATTCGTTCAAGGAGGCGCAGCGAACATCGAACAAGGCACTCGGAGGCATCGATCTCAAGAAGGCTGCTGCTGGCCTTGCAGGCCTATTTGCTGGCGCTCAGCTCGGATCGTTCTTCAAGGATGCGACGCTCGACGCCCAACGGTTGAACTCAGCGCTGGCGAACACTGAGGTGATTATTACAGCGACGGGCGGCGTGGCCGGTATAACAGCCGACGAGATCCGCAAGTCTGCTCAGGAGCTGTCGCTGCTGACCGGCGTCGCCGCCGTAGACATTCAGGAAGCATCGAACGTTCTTCTCACATTCAAGAACATCGGTTCCGATGCGTTCGATCGCACTACGGCGGCGGCGCTCGACATGACCGCTGTGCTCGGCGGCGATGCGAAGGGTGCTGCTACCCAATTGGGCAAGGCTCTGAACGATCCGACTAAAGGCGTGTCGGCTCTGGCGAAAGCTGGTGTCACGTTCACCGATCAGCAGAAAGAACAGATCAAGACAATGCAGGAGTCCGGCGATCTCGTCGGTGCTCAGAACATCGTGCTGGCCGAATTGGAGGGACAGTTCAAAGGTGCTGCGGAGGCGTCGGCAGACTCGACCGCAAAGATCGGCGCGGCGTTCACAGCATTGAAGGAGAACGTCGGGCAGGGTCTGATCGGAGCGCTCGACGAGGTGACCCCTGTCCTGCTCGATCTGATTACCGCCATCACTCCCGCCTTGACTTCGCTCGGCGTGCTGCTGGGCGATGCGTTCAAAGCTCTGCTCCCGGCGATCAGCGAACTCATCAAGGGACTCACACCGCTCTTCGAGATTTTCGGTGCGATGATCCCCGTGGTCGCACCGATCATCCAACTAATTGCCGAAGTGCTCGTCGTCACATTCCAGACGTTGGCCGACGTTCTGGTCCCTGTTCTCGATGCGTTGGCACCGGTCGTCAAGATGATCGCAGGGAAGCTCGGCGAGGCGCTCACGAAGATCGCTCCGATTCTCGCCGAGGTCGCTGGGATCATCGCCGACGTGTTCGTGAAAGCGATCGAGATAGCAATACCGATTCTCGATCAACTGTTCCCGATCTTCACTGAGATTGTTGGCATCGTTGGCGGCGCTCTTACACAGATTCTTGGAGTCCTGGCGACAGCATTTCTCGACATATTCACGGCGCTCGCCCCGTTGATCCCGATTCTCGCAGGCGTGTTACTGACGGCCATCGAGCTGCTCGCTCCGCTGTTCACGACGGTCGTCGAAGCCATCGTGCCGCTGATCCCGTTGATCGCTGATGGGTTGGTCAAGGCAGTCGAAGGATTGATGCCGCTGCTTACGGTGCTGCTCGATGCGTTCGCGCAGATCGCACCGCTGCTGATCGACGCACTCGTTCCGATCTTGCCGATCCTCGTGGATTTGTTTCTGTCTCTGATTGAGGCGCTTCTACCGCTCGTTCCGACGCTTGTCCTATTGGTCGAATCATTGCTCCCGTTGATGGTCCAAATCATCGAGGCGCTGACACCGCTGCTTGAGGGAGCGGCTGAGATCATCTCCGCCGTTCTGGTCGTCGCCGTCGAGTTCCTGTCGGACAAGCTGACATGGCTGCTGGAGGAAGTCATCATTCCAGTCGTTGATTTTCTGAATAAGAACTTCAAACCTGCGCTTGAAACGATCGGTGAGAAGGCGGGCGAGGTCGGCGGCTTCTTCGTCACGATGGGAGAGTTCTTCCAGGGTGTCTACGACGACGTGCTGTTGCCGATCAAAGATTTCTTTGTTGGTGCGTTCAAAATTGCGATCGAAGCTGCCGGTGTTTACTTCGAGGTTCTCGGCACGGTGTTCGACACTGCGATGGGTGTCATCCAAACAGTCTTCGACAACGTAATCATGCCGATATACAACTTCTTCAACGACGTGTTTGGCACGGCATTCGACGCTGCCGGTACAGCACTGGAGACGCTGGGCGAAGTGTTCAGCACCGTGTGGGGCGGCATCACGACGACGGTTGACACGGCTGTCGGTGCTGTCAAGACGGCCATCAACACAATCATCGGCGGATGGAACGCAATCGAGTTCAAGATCCCCGGCTTCAAGATCGGGCCTGTCGGATACGACGGCTTTACACTCGGGCTGCCAAACATCCCGAAGCTCGCGAACGGTGCGATGATTAACTCGCCGACGCTCGCCCTGGTCGGCGAGGCTGGCCCCGAGCTGGTGCTGCCACTCAACCGACCTCGCCGTGCAGCCCAGCTTCTCAACGAGTCCGGTATTGGCGGCGGCGGTGCGGTCGTGTCGATCGCTACTGCCAACTTCTACGATGGTACCGACGCCGATCTCGTGGCACAGAAAACGATGCTTGCCATGAACGCAAGGAGACTGACGGCATGACCGCATACTTGACCGAACCGAGCTTGGGGCAACTGGACCTCGGGCCGACCAGCGACCAGATCGCTGCTGGCGAATGCGGCGAGACAGGCTACGTCGTTTCAGAATGGGCGATCGGGTTCCCAGAGGTGCGTGCGGTGTCTCGGTCCCGAGCGCTCTCCGATGGCAACGTCGATGATTCACGGTTTGTCGGTCCACGAGCGATCAGTTTCGGAATCACAATCGACCAGCGAATTGCCGACCCACAGCTGCTCGTTGAGCAGCTCACACCGTACCTCTCGCCACGGGTGCGCCCAAGACTCGTTTGGGCGATCCCTGGGTCCACACAGGTGCGTTCTGCGGTCGTCCGTGGGCAAGACATGGCGCTCTCGATTGTTCGACCGAAGTTCCATCAGGTCGTCGCTTCATGGGTTGCACCGAACGGGCTGCTGGAGTCGGCCAACCTGAACTCTCGGACGATCCGGCCGTCCACCGATGTCGAGGACGGTCGCCATTACTCGACGCCAGCCGACCAGTACGGCCCGTACTACACGAACGCCACCGGCGAAGTTGGCCGACAGTATGAGCCGGGTGCCGGTATCGGTGCGTACATCGTCAACAATGCCGGGAACGCTGTCGCAGACTGGACTGCTGTGATCTTCGGGCCGGTCGAGACACCTAGCTTGACGATCAACGGGACCGAGATCATCTTCAATCGTGACGGCGGTCTGACATTGAACGGCGGTACGTCGGTCGTTCTCGACTCTCGTTCTCGGACGATCCTGCGGAACAATGATCCGGCCGATTCGATGTACGGCAAAGTCAACTTTGACGAGTGGGCGTGGGAAGATGTGCGGCTCCAGCCTGGACTCAACAGGATCGTCTACGGCGGTGTCGTCATCGGTACGTCGTCGTCCGTCGTGTTCAGTTGGCGGGACTCATACTTGTGAGCGCCGTCAATGTCGCTGTGGCCGATGTGTTCACGTTGGGTGTCGGCCCGCATACCGGCGCTCAACCCATCCAGGAGGTCGGCCTGTTCGGCTCGGCTTCGGTGGCGATGTCGCTCGACACTGGCCCGACGGTCACGTTCGATGTAGCAGGCGACTCTCCTGGCGCACGACAGATTGATGAGCTGGCGACAGATGTCTGGGTGTATCTGAACGGGGTGACGATCGCCCGTTGCCGTGTCGCTTCGGTGCAGCAGACGTTCGGGCCGGACGGCGACGATACGGTCAATGTCACAGCCGTCGGCTACGAGGCTTTGATGACGGCCCGGCATGTCCAGTCGCCGCTCGTTTATGCGGGAGTCGATCAGGCGCAGATCGTGTGGGCGCTGATCCAACATACGCAGGCGCAAGCTGGCGGCGATCTGGGCATCACTGCTGGGACGCTCGACGGTGGTGGCATCTTACGGGACCGGGCATATCTGATGGGCGAGAACATCGCTGACATCCTGTCGAATCTGTCGGCGACTTTCGACGGCCCGTGGTGGGGGATCGACGGGCTGCTGAATCTCAACGTCCACCCGTTCTCGACGTTCCCGACTCTGAGCACACCGATCATGTTGGGTGTTACGGCCCGGTCGATGACCCGCAACTCGGGTGCCTCGATGTTCGCGAACTCGGTGATAGCGGACGGCGACGCCGACTTCACCACCCCGGTCTCGGTCGATGATGCAGGGATCGCCGCTGATCCGCGAGGACGGTGGGAGAGGATCGCCGGGTTCCCGTTGGTCACCGACCAATCGACGCTCGTGGAGAATGCTGACGGCCTGCTCCAGTCGGCCCGCTCCCCGATTGCGAGTTGGTCATGTCAGATTGATGCTTCCCGCTTCATCACCGACGCCGGATATATGCCGGGCGACTTCGTCAATATCGTTGTGCCTGCTTCGACGGTCGCCCCTTCCGGTGT